AGTAATTTCTATGTCTGAAGAGTTGGTACAGTACAAGCGCCAAGCGATTATCGCTGAAGCTGCTGAAGATCTGGCAGAAACTCAGGCAGAGAAACTTAACTCTCTTGTTGATAGTCTCGATTTCGAAGACGAAGAAACTTTCGCTTCTAAAGTCGCTACTGTCAAAGAGTCTTACTTCAAGAAGTCACAATCATCAAGTGAAGAACTCGTAGAAGAATCTAGTGAAGCCGCCGACGAAGTCGTCGAAACTTCCGCTTCTATGGATCGTTACTTGAGTGCACTTCGTTCCACACAACGATAATCCGTAAGGGGTAATAACAATGGAAATGAATTTCAATCATCTCGTAGAAAAGTGGGCACCTGTGCTCAACGAGGAAAGCGCTGGTAAGATCGAAGATCGCCATCGTCGTAACGTAACTGCTGCTGTTCTTGAGAACCAAGAGCAAGCAATGCTCGCTGAGCGTGCTCAAGAGCAAGGCTTCATCTCAGAAGTTGCAGCAAACACTAACTCTGCTGTAACCGGCGGCGTTGGTTCTGCTGGTGCAGGTTGGGACCCAGTCCTGATCTCTCTGGTTCGTCGTGCTATGCCTAACCTGATGGCATATGATGTTTGTGGTGTTCAACCAATGTCTGGTCCTACTGGTCTCATCTTTGCGATGAAGTCTCGTTACAAGACCACTCGTGGTGGTGCTACTTCTGGCGACGAAGCACTGTTTAACGAAGCAGTTGTACCATACTCTGGTGACTCTTCTGTTTCTCAGTCTGGTGGTCCTTCTGGTCTTGCTGGTCTGACTGACTCTAACGGCGACAGCTCTATCGACAACGACCGTACTGGTCCTACTCTGGGCAGCGGTATGCCAACTGCTGACGCAGAAGCACTGGGTTCAACTGGTTCTGCATTCGCAGAGATGGGTTTCAACATCGAGAAAGCAACTGTAACTGCTAAGTCTCGTGCGTTGAAGGCAGAGTACACTCTGGAACTGGCACAAGACCTGAAGGCAATCCACGGTCTTGACGCTGAGACAGAGTTGGCAAACATTCTGTCTACGGAAATCCTCGCGGAAATCAACCGTGAAGTTATCCGCACCATTAACAGCCAAGCAAAGACTGGTTGTCTCCAGTCTAACACTGCTATCAACGGTATTTTCGACCTGTCTTCTGACGCTGATGGTCGTTGGTCTGTTGAGAAGTTCAAGGGTCTGATGGTTCAACTCGATCGCGAAGCAAACGTTATCGCGAAAGAAACTCGTCGCGGTAAGGGTAACGTAGTAATCTGTTCTTCAGACGTTGCTACTGCTCTGAACGCTGCTGGTATGCTGGACTACACCCCTGCTCTGTCTGCTAACCTGCAGGTAGACGACACTGGTAACACTTTTGCTGGTGTACTGAACGGTCGTATGCGTGTATACATCGATCCATATGCGGTAACTGACTATGTAACTGTAGGTTACAAGGGCACGAACCCATATGACGCAGGTGTATTCTACTGCCCATACGTTCCTCTGCAAATGGTTCGCGCAGTTGGTGAGAACGACTTCCAGCCACGTATCGGGTTCAAGACTCGTTATGGCATGGCGTCTAACCCATTCGTAGGTAACACTCCTGCTGATGGTCTTGCTTCTGCTAAGAGCAACCAGTACTACCGTATCTTCCGCGTGGACAACATCCTCGCTTAAGATTGGTTTACTAATAAAAAGAACGGTCTGCAGCCGTCATTTTTGGGGATCCTTCGGGATCCCTTTTTTATTGTCCTAAATAGTATTATAATTTGATTGGAGTTTTTAAAATGGCAAAAGTAATGAAAACAACCGCGAAGGTCCGAAAGACCGCAAAGCGAAGTTCTCACGGATCGTATCGAGAAAAAAGAAAACCAAATTCGCCGATCGTCTTAAGAAAGATGAGAGAAAAGGCAGCATCTGAATTTGGTAAGAGCGACGAGTTTAGGAAGGACATCTATGGCATACTCGAAGGAAGTGCTTGATCATTATGATAACCCAAGAAACGTTGGAAAGCTTGATGGAACGAATGAAGCCGTGGGAACAGGCTTGGTTGGCGCTCCGGCTTGCGGAGATGTCATGCAGCTGCAAATCCAAGTATCGACCAACGGAATTATTGAAGATGCTCGATTCAAAACTTATGGATGCGGATCCGCAATTGCATCAAGTTCTCTTCTCACAGAATGGGTCAAAGGTAAAAGCCTTGAGGAAGCTAATCAGATCAAGAACACTGACATCGCTCAAGAACTTTCGCTTCCCCCAGTAAAGATTCATTGTTCTGTATTGGCAGAAGATGCTATAAAAGCAGCAATTCAGAATTATAAGGAAAAGGCAAATGGCACAACTGACTGATAACATCAACCTGTTTCAACCGACAGGATTCAAACTTATCATCGACCGCAAAAACTATCCAAACCTCGAGTTTTTTGCGCAGACAGTCTCACATCCAGGTGCTACTTTGGGTGCTGCTGAAGTGCCTTTTAGCAGGATTCAATCAGTGCCGCAACCTGGTGATACTTTGACATTTTCGGAATTATCGGTTACAATTCTACTGGACGAAGATTTTAATTCGTACACTGAAATGTATAACTGGATGATTCGAATGGTGAACACTGAACAGAAGACTGCGTATGATGCCTCTCAAACGCAAGGTGCATTGGCAACGTTTACTGACATATCAGTGGTCGCACTAACGAGTCACAACAATGCAAATAAAACGATCAGATATCGTGATGCAATACCAACATCAGTCGGCGACATTAACTTCGAAGCAACAAATTCAGGAGTAGAGTTCCTAACATTCCCTGTGAATTTTAGGTTTAGTTATTTTGAGATAGAGTAATTTATGACATCATTAGATGATATCCTCGAGATGTGGTCTCGAGATTGTGAACTTAGTAATAAACTTGATGAAGAATCCAAACGGTCACCAATCCTGCATGCAAAATACCTTTCACTGCTAAGCATTGCTAAGTTGCAGTTGAAACGTGCCGAGAACGCCCAGAAGATTTTGCTAAAAGAAAAGTGGTTATACTACAACGGTAAGATGGACGAGGAGACTCTGTCCGAGAAAGGTTGGCGGCCCGACCCATTTGATGGTCTCAAAGTCATGAAAGGTGATATGGATTATTATTACAATTCAGATATCGAGATCCAGAGGTCAGAAGAGAAGATTCAATATTATAAGACGATGATCGACACATTGAAAGAAATCGTCGAAACTCTTAGGTGGAGGCATCAGACAATTGGCAACATCATCAAATGGCGACAGTTCGAGTCAGGCAACTAATCTTGCATTATTAGACTACGGAACTTCACCATCATTCCCTGCGATGATTGTTCCAGATGTCAGCAAAGCAACTTCTGAACAAACTCAAAAAGCAAGAGATTATCTTAAGACTAAAGCAGAAGAACTACAGGTACAGTTTGATAATCTATTGATTCTCGCTCGCAACACCGAGCGAGTGAATGAAGCAGAGAAAAGATTCGTGCCTATGACGGGCAAAGATTATCATCTATATAAAGGCGAACGAGGAGATTTCTTGAGTTTAATTGCACCCCATGAATGGACGGGTCATACTAAACCAAAAGAATATCTCGGCACTTTTGTATTAACAACAGACGGTTTATGGAAACAACAAACGTACTAACAATACAGATGACAGATCATAGTCATATGGCGGTGCTATGTGAACCTGGAATCAGAAACGAACTATCAGAATACTTTTCGTTCTATGTCCCTGGCTACAAATTTATGCCTGCCTATAAGAACCGTGTATGGGACGGTAAAATTCGTTTGTATAATAATATGACTTGTGAGATAAACGTCGGTCTCTATCACAAGATCAAAAAATTTGCAGCTGACAGGGGGTACGGGATCGACCTTAAACCATCAAGGTATGGTGTCCCTGGAAAGGTAAACAAAGTTGATCATCAGGAACTTGTAAGGTTTCTCACTACTTTAGAACTTCCGTTCGATCTAAGAGACTACCAGTACGAGGCGCTTGTGAAAGGAATAGAAAGCAAGCGCACCGTACTGTTGTCACCTACAGGATCAGGCAAGTCTCTTATTATATATTCACTTATGCGGTGGTATTTGGCAAATAATGACAAAAAAGTTTTAATTATTGTTCCGACAACTGGTCTCGTAGAGCAGATGTTCAAAGACTTTGCCGACTATGGTTTTGATTCCGAAAAGGAATGCCACATAATCTACTCGGGCAAAGATAAGGTAACAGACAAACGTGTAGTAATCTCTACGTGGCAATCGATTCACAAGATGCGGGCTGACTGGTTTCATCAGTTTGGTTGCGCTTTCGGTGATGAGTGTCACCTGTTCAAAGCAAAGTCACTGTCAAGTATTATGAATAAGATGACCAAAGCGTCGTATCGTTTTGGTACAACAGGCACACTGGACGGATCTCAAACTCACAAACTTGTACTTGAAGGGTTGTTTGGTCCCACGTACAAAGTCACGACCACAAAAACACTACAGGAAAGTGATACACTTGCGCCTCTGTCGATCGAAATGCTCGTTATAGAGTACCCTGAAGTTGTAAGAAAGGATTTCGGTCAGCAAACCTATCAACAAGAAATGAATTTTATCGTTTCGCACGAGGCAAGGAACAAATTTATTAGAAACCTTGCACTAACGCAGACAGGGAATACTCTCGTCCTGTTTCAATACGTTGAGAGGCACGGTAAAATCCTACACCAGATGATATCAGAGAAAAACGAGAACGTGTTTTATGTGCACGGCGGTACTGATACCGCCGATAGAGAAGCGATACGAGGCATTGTGGAGAAGAAAAATGGTGCCATTATCGTTGCTTCGATGGGTACGTTTTCCACAGGTATAAATATTCGTAACCTTCATAATATTATTTTTGCTTCACCGAGCAAATCGCAAATAAGAGTCTTACAGTCCATAGGGAGGGGACTAAGAAAAAGCGACAATAATACGACGACGAAACTTTTTGATATTGCAGACGATTTACATTGGAAGTCTAGGAAAAATTTTACCTTGCTTCATTCGTTCGAACGTATTAAAATATACAACAAAGAACAGTTCGATTACAAAATACATAAGGTGGAATTATGAACGAAGCAATACATCAGTTCAAAATTGCAAATGGTGATGAAATAATCGCGGTTATCCAAGAATGGGGTGATGGTGATTTTGTAGTGAGAGCACCTCTCAAGATGGTTGAGATCCCCTTTGATTTTGAAGACGAAAACCGAGCATTTGTTTTTCGCCCTTGGATGAATTACCAAGACAACATAGACAGAGACATTGTCTTAAGCGCACTAAGCGTTGTTGCATTTTATGAACCCAGTGATCACATGAAAGAAGGGTATCTAAACGCCGTACAAGAAGTTAGAGATTTTTTCGGCACCGAGTACAAAACAGAAGTTAGAACTCGGACAAAGAAAAAGAGACCTAAAACAGACGGGAATGTCATCAGCATGTTTGATGATTCCGACCCAAGTATACACTGAGCGGCGAAGGCGTTCTTGATTATAATGATTTTCTTTAAGAAGTAAAGCTTTACTTTTAGAGATAAATGAGTAAGATATATGTTATTGTTTTTATTGAGGAAATACTATGTCTAAACGAAGTCCAGAGCATTACGTCAACAATGCTCAATTCTCTGCTGCGGTTGTCGCATACGTGGAAGAAGCAAACAAAGAAATCGATGCTGGGCGACCTGCGCCAGTCGTAACCAATTACATTGCCGAATGCTTCATGAAGATTGCTGAAGGATTATCGCATAAGTCTAACTTTGTTCGTTATACCTTCCGAGAAGAGATGGTTATGGATGCAGTGGAAAACTGTCTCCGTGCCATTAAAAACTATAATCTCGAAGCGGCAACCCGCACAGGCAAACCCAACGCATTTGCATACTTCACACAGATCTCTTGGTACGCATTCCTACGAAGAATCCAGAAAGAAAAGAAAGAACAAGACATCAAACTTAAATTTATCAATGAGTCTGGTTTGAGTCAGTTTATGATCGACCCCGAAGAAGATCCTGAATCTGCTCGTGCCATTCAGTCTTTCATTGATACCTTGAGAAAGAAAATCGACGACTCTAAAGACAATAAAGCAGTTGAAGAAACCACCAAACCAGAGAAGAAAAGCAAGACGATTATTCGTAAAAGAAAAACAGAACTCGACTCAGACCTGATGGACTTTTTTCTGGAAGACGAAGAATGAAGATTGCGATACTCAATGACACCCACGCAGGGATAAGAAACTCTTCTGATATTTTTATAAACTATCAAGAGCGATTCTATACAGATGTTTTCTTCCCCTACTTGTTAGAGAATGACATCAAAAAGATCGTTCATCTGGGTGATTACTATGAGCATCGCAAGTTCATCAACTTCAAGGCATTGAATGCTAATCGCATGCACTTCCTCGAGAAACTCCGAGAGTACGGTATCCACATGGATATTATTCCAGGGAATCATGACACCTACTATAAAAACACAAACGACCTCAACTCATTGAAAGAACTTCTCGGTCACTACATGAACGAAATTAATATCGTCATGAGACCGAAGGTGATGGAATATGATAGTCTAAAAGTTGCTTTGATCCCTTGGATCGCCCCAGACGTAGAAAAGGAAACATATGAGTTTCTTGAGACCTGTGGTGCCGACGTGATCGGCGGTCACTTTGAGTTGAATGGATTTGATATGTATCGAGGCATGCCTTGTCATGACGGTATGGACCGTGGTGTGTTGGATAACTTCGAACTTGTTTTGTCTGGGCACTTTCATACCAAGTCGCAACAGGGCAACATCCACTATCTTGGGTCGCAGATGGAATTTTTCTGGAACGACGCAGGTGACAAAAAATATTTCCACGTTCTTGATACAGAGACCCGAGAACTAACAGCAGTACACAACCCCGTCACTCTGTTTGAAAAGATATATTATGACGACGAGAAAGAAGATTTCCTCAAAATCGACGTCACAAAGTACAAAGATAAGTTTGTAAAAATTATCGTCGTCAACAGATCAGATCACTTTATATTCGACAGATTCCTCGATCGTTTACAGACCATGAATATTCATGACCTGAAGATTGCAGAGAATCTAAACGAATTCATCGGCGAGAACGTCGCTGATAGTGACGTTGATATTGAAGACACACAAACTTTGTTAAGTAGTTACATTGATGCCGTAGAAACTCCGCTAGATAAAGACAGGATTAAAAATCAAGTCAACGAACTTATGATCGAAGCACAAACAATGGAGATCGCATGATTGTTATCTACGGCGCGGAATGGTGCACTTACTGTTTAGAAGCAAAAGAATATTGTAGAGAGAAAGGTTTACGGTATTCCTATATCGATATTGAAAATGTCGAACTTGATATGATCACCGAGGAGTTTCAACCTGCCAAGTCTATCCCGCAGATATTTGAGGACGGACATCTTATCGGCGGGTTTGATGATTTGGTGAAAAAATATGGATTGTAATGAAGTCAGAATATTCTGTATCTGAAATATCCCTCGAGCAAGCAAAACCAATCATTCAAAAATATCACTACCTTAAAGGTGTGTTTGCCGAGTTCTCGCCTGTTGGTCATGTATTCTATGGTCTATATCGAGCAGATGAATTAGTTGGGGCGGTCCAATATGCGAACTATCCAGAACAAACACCTTCTTTTTTCGTCAATCATTTTGGTTGCCAACTGAAAAGGTATGATGGATGTTGGGAAGTTTGTAGGCTTGTTGTTGCGCCCATAAAAGAGTATAATATAACGTCATGGTTTTTATCAAGGACCATGAAAAAATTGCAAGAGAGTAGACCTGTCGATTTTATAGTCTCGGTCGCCGATGCTAGAATGCACAACGGTTGTATCTACGCCGCTTGTAATTACAATTATTATGGATTGATGAAGGGTCGGGTGTACGGCATGGAAAAATATCATTTTCATGTATTTGGTAGAGCATATAACGGCACGAAATGTTTGTGGAAAGAAGCGCCCTTTGAAAAGGATTATGAGATAACTATATGATCACATTTAAAAAGGTGAGGTTCAAAAATTTCCTGTCGACAGGAAATAACTTCACTGAAATAAATTTGAATGAATACAAGTCAACATTAATCGTCGGGCAGAACGGTGCTGGTAAATCTACCATGCTTGACGCGATCTCCTTCGGGTTGTTCGGTAAACCTCACCGCAACATTAATAAACCACAGTTGGTTAACAGCATAAACCAAAAGCAATGTATTGTTGAGGTTGAGTTTGCAGTTAATTCAAACAACTTCAAAGTTGTGCGAGGCATTAAACCAAATAAGTTTGAGATCTGGAAGGGCGATACGATGATCAATCAGTCATCGCACGCTAAAGAATACCAAAAGATCCTAGAGCAAAATATCCTCAAACTAAATCACAAAACGTTTCATCAAGTGGTTGTGCTCGGTTCTTCTTCATTTATACCATTCATGCAACTGGCATCTCATCTGAGAAGAGAAGTCATCGAGGATCTACTCGACATCAACGTGTTCAGCAAGATGAATCAGATCTTGAAAGAGAAATCTGCTACGTTGAAAGAAGAGATACGTGACAACGATTTTCAGGTAGAGATAAATTCCACGAAACTTGAGTCGCAGAAAAAATATATTCGGGACATATCTAAGATTAATGATGACGTCAAGAAAGAAAAGGAAGATGTTATCAAACGTTGGCGCACTGAGAAAGATACGCACGTTGAATCTATCGCATCACTAACTGATAAAATTTCTGAGAACAGTGTAGGGTTGAAAGAAGGATTAG